CAGCGTCGTTTCCCGGATCGGGGCGGGGACGCTCGCCCACCCCCACTGGGCGGTGACGCGCAGGCCGGCGCGGTGCGAGCGGCACGGGAACCAGCGTCCGACGGCGCGGATCCGCCAGTACGGCCAGCCCGGGACCCCGTTCAGCACCCCGTTCAGAGGCTGCAGTTCGTAGTCGGTGGTCGCCCACGTCGTGGTGAACGACCCGTCGCCGGTGGTGTCGGTGTCGACGACCAGGCCCTCAGTGGTGGAGAAGTCGTCGACGCTCGTCCAGTGCGGGGTGTCGGCGTAGAACACCCGCGCCGTCGCGGTCCCTGCGTCGTTGAACTGCCGGTTGGTGCAGAACTCGATGCCGCGGGACGCCACGTCCAGCGCGGCCGTCAACGCGTTGTCGTCGGCGGAGTCGGTGTCGGGGATGTCCAGCCGAAGCTTCAGGTCGATGAGAGTCGCGTACGCGTCACCGAGCGCCATCGCCGGCCCCCGCGAACTGCGCGTCGAACGTCTCCTCGTCCAGGAAGATGCCGCCCTTCTCGTGGGTGGTCTTCACGCTGGTGTCGACGTGCACGTCCACCCCCACCGCGGCGAGCCGGATACAGAACGACAGGTCTTCGGAGAAGGTGCGGGGCTTGCCCTTGTCGCCGGTCGGGTGGGTGATCGGGTCGAACCACGCGTCACCGTGCCTGTCGCGGACCTTCTCCAGCGCGCTGCGGTGGATCAGCAGGCACGCGGCGCCGGTCCCGGCGACCTGCAGCACCTGGTCGCGCTTGTAGTCACCGATCGGCCGGAACCCGACCTCGTCCTCGAGCTCCAGGTACTCGTACACGGTCGGCTGGATCCGCATCCGCTCGGCGTAGAAGTCGCCGCGCGCGGCGCGTTTCATCGCGAAGCACAGCCCGCCGACCACCGGCCGCAGCTCCGGGTCCGCGGCCTTGATGAGCCGGTCGACGGTGTCGGGCGCGAAACCCATGTCGGTGTCGATGAACCACAGCCACTCGGCGTCGTGGTCGTCGAGGAACGACCGGGCGATGTCGTTGCGGCCGGCCGCGACACCCATCGCGCCCACGATCTTGCGGAGCTCGCCGCCGCCGGGGTGCACGATCCGTTGCGGGCCGCACACGTCGTACAGGAACAGGTCCCGCAGCGACAGCCCGAAGCACGCCGACCACTGCCCGGCGTCGAGGTAGGCGACCAGCGCCGTGCCGTCGTTCACCGGCGTCGGGTCTGCCGCTTCTCGCCGGGCGCCTTCGTCGCCTGCTCCACCGACGCTTCCCGGTCGGCGTCGGAGGCGAACAGCCACGGGTACGCCTTCACCAGCGGGTCGTCGTCGCGGTACGCCTCCGCCGGAGACGGAACCACCATCACGCCGGTCTCGGGGTGCCGCACCGCGTGCGGGCCGATCGGACGCACCAGTCCCATCGTGTGCTCCTTTCGAACATGGGGGTGGCCGGGGCGGACTCACGGAGGCTCCGGTCCGCCCCGGCCACGAACGTCAGGCGCTCGTCTTGTCCTGCAGCAGACGGAACGCCAGGTCGTTGACGCTGTCGGAGCCGGTGCGCCAGTGCATGTACCAGGCGCGGCGGCCGTCCGGCAGGTTGTTCGCCGGGTTGAACAGGTGCGGGATGAACTCGATCGAGGTCCCGCCCGGCTTGTCGACGATCAGGAAGTTGGAGAAGTCGCCGAACACGATCTCGTTGTCGAGCGCCGTGGTCGTCTGCGTCGACGGGGCGTCGTCGGACTCGACCACCGGACGGCCCAGGATCCGGTCCGAGACCGGCTGGGTGAGGTCGGTGGTGTACGTCGCCGACACCGCGGTACCCAGCGCCTTGATGGCGAGGTTGTACAGCGGGTTCATCAGCCACGTGCCGCGGCTCCGCCACCGGACCGGCACCGACCGGTACAGGCCGTGGATGTCGGGCAGGCCGATCGTCGCGGCGGTGGTGGAGGTGACCTCCACGTTGGTGTTGGCGTCCAGCGCGGTGAAGATGCCGGTCGGCTGACCCGAGCCGGAGCCGACGGCGTGCGCGGCGCCCTCGAGGCGGTCACGCGCGTCCGCGAGCAGCATCGCGACGTCGCCGGTGAGGCCGGAGACGTCCTCGAACGCCTCGATCGTCGCCTGGATCAGCGCCTGCGCCTTGTAGGCGGTGACCGACACGCGGCCCACGCTCGGGCTGTCGTCGGAGACCTCGGTGAGCTCGGGGTCCCACGACGCGGTCGCGCCGGCGGTGGTGACGCCGTTCCACGTCGACCCCTGGGTGAGGGTCACGACCCGCGCCACCGACCGGATGACGTTGGACGTCCCGGCGTTGGTGATGATCAGGGTGGGGTCCAGGTGCGTCGGCACCAGGTAGCCGCCCTGGGTGTTGGTGCCGACGGCGAGCGCGGCGCGCTCCTCGTTGGTCAGGAACTCGCCCCGACCGGTGACCATCTTGGCGAAGCCCTCGGCGTACTCGTCGCGGGACCGCGCCAGCAGGTTCGCCGCCCAGCCGGTGTCGCCGATGTGCCGCTTGACCAGCTTCTCGAAGTGGGACTGGTTGTCGCCGCCGTCGATGCGGTCCTCGTTGGAGCGCAGCAGGCCGTCCGACAGCGCCCGCCGGTACTCCTGGTCGGACTGGTCGGGGCGGCGGCGCAGCGCCTCGTACGGGTCGTTCTTGACCACGACGTTCGGGGCGGTGCCCGGCTCGATGTGGCCCGGGGTGGCGCCGAGCTCGCGGGCCTCGTCGTAGCGGCGCAGCGCCCGCACGGTGTCACGGACGTAGTCGCGGCCCTCGTTCCAGGCGCGCTCCTCGTCCTCGGTCAGGTCCCGGCCGTCGGCGCGGGTGTTGATGTCGCTCAGGCACGCCCTGACGTACGCCAGACCGTCCCGCAGCTCCTGCTCTCTCACGTGAGCTCCAGGAGTTCCAGGCCGCGCAATTGCGCGGCGCGCTTCTCGGGGGACAGGCCGCGGGTGCCCGAAGGCGGCGCGTCGGCCAGAAGCGCGGCGCCATCGGCCGGGGTGCCCAGGTGGGCGGCGCCGGCGTCAGGGGTGCGCAGGGCACGGGCCCGGGACAGCAGGTCTTCCACCCGCCGTGGGTCCCGGGACCGGACCCGCTCGTAGTAGATGTCGGTGAGGCAGCGGACCCCGGCGGTCGCGTCGGGGTTCGCGGGGAAGGTCACGGGCCCGAACTCGAACAGCCGGACCTCCTTGATGGTCCGCTCCGGGATCCCGTCGGGGTTGCTGTCGGAGCGGCCTGGGTCGTCGTTCCACTCGTCGCGGATCACCCGGAACCGGAAGCTGGACCCGTACACGCCGGCCTCCAGGCCGGGCAGCAGGTCACGGTTGTAGGAGGTGTCGAACAGCGGCACCTCACCCACCGCGGAGTCGTCGTCTTCGCGCAGGTCGTCGACGGCGCCGAGGACCTTGTTGCCGATCTGGGTGTCGTAGCCGTGGTCGAACAGCACCTTGACGTTGCCGCGGTTCTCCTTGATCGTCTTCCGGAACGCGCCCTTGGTGGTGCGCTCGAGGAAGCGGCCCTCGAAGATGGAGTCGATCTCGTACCAGGTGTCGAACGGCGAGAACCGCGACACCAGCGTCGGCATCGACGGGGCTTCGGCCTCCGCCTCACCGTCGCCGCCGGCGGCGCGTAGCTCGGTGGCGCGTGGCATCAGGGCCCGCACCACGTCGAGGTCACGAAGCGTTTCCATCCTCACCGTCCTGTGCGTCGCCGCCCGTGCCGTCGGCCGGCGGGTCCTGGTTGTCGTTGTTGCCCTGGTCGCCTTGGCCGTCGGGCTGGTCGCCGGCGGGGAGCGCCGGCGCGGTCGTACCGGGCGGCTGAAGCTGCACGCTGTACAGGCCGGAGTGGACCAGCAGGTCCCAGTCCTGGTTCTTGATGGCGGGTGGCACCGAGTCCGGGGTGAACCCGGCGTCGATGAGCTGCCGAATGGACTGCGCTTCCATCGACTGGATCTCCGCGACGTCCTTCTGGTCCTCACGCAGGAACGCGATGTCGCGGTCGTCGTACCAGAGCCGCGCCGGGGTCGCGCCCGCCGGCGCCGTCAGCAGCACGCTCAGCGCCGCGCACACCGACCGCCACTGCGGCCGTGCCCAGTGGTCACCGAACTTGCGGCGCGCCATCCCGTAGTTGGAGTACGTCGACGCCTGCAGGCCCTCCGACGCACCGACGATGATCGGCGGGACACCACCGTCCATGCAGATGCGGGTCTCGCCGGCGCCCTGCGTCGCCTTGAAGTCCAGCTGCTTCATGTCCGCGCCGACCACGGTGACGTCCGCGCCCTTGGCGGTGTACAGCGTCTTGTAGGCGTTGTGGGTGCCCTTGTGGGCCGCTTCCATGACGTCGACGAACTCGATGAACTGGGCGGGTGTCAGGTCCTCTTTCAGCGACACCGCGAGGTTCGGTGTTGCGGCGTTCTCGAAGAACCGGGCCTTGTGTTCGGTCGCCGCGTGGTCGGCCTGCATTTCGCGGATGATCGGAGTGATCCACGACATGCCCCGGTACATCGCGTCGGGGTCCGGGATCGGCGACCAGTGCGCGCACTCGTCCCGCAGGTAGATCGTCGGGTTCTTTCCGACCCCGATCCCGCCCGGCCAGTACCGGTACGCGACGACGTCGACCTCCGCGGCCTCGTTCGGCGGTGCGGACAGGATGATCTCGACCCAGTCGGGCCGCAGGCGGCGCAGCCGGTTCCCGTCGCGGACGATGTAGGCGTTGCCGCCCAGCGACACGTCCTGCTCCATCCGCGCGAGCATCTCCCCGGTGGTGCCGCCCGGCCACGGGTTCTCCAGCACCGCCAGCTCCGGGGTGCCGAACAGGTCACCCGGCCGGCCCGCCTGCATCCGCTGCCACTGGAACCGCGCCTCGGTGAACAGCAGCATCCGCGACAGGATCACCGCGAAAATGATCCCGTTGCGCTTGTAGGCGCCGTTGACGTAGCCGGTGAAGGAGTTCTCCACCTGCTCGACCTGCAGCCCGTACGACGCGCCACCGAACAGCGGGTAGGTGATGCCCTCGTACACCAGGCTGTCGGACGCCCAGTCGTTGAAGCCGTACCGCTTCTCACCGCCGGAGGACAGGCCGCGCAGGGTTCGCCACAGGCTGGGCACGCGGAGCCTCCTCTCGGATGTCGAACACGAACAGCACCGCAGCCGCCAACGCGGCGCCCGAGCCAAGCAGCCCGTACGGCCCGAACAGCCACACCGCGCCGGCCACCACCATCAGCGCCGCCGCGGCGAGCAACACGACCGCCTCGATGCGCCTCACCGCCACGCCACCAGCGGCATCGTCGCCTCCCGGGGAATCAGGTCATGCTCGATCGCGTGTGAAGCGGCCTCATGCGCCAGCACCATCGCCACCGTCGCGTCGATCCACGCGCCGTCCGCGCGCTTGGCGAGCTTGAAGTAGTGGGTCTGCAACGTCTCGTCCTCACCAGGACGGGCCTTCTTGCGGTTGCCCTTCACCATCACCGTGTTGCGGACGTGCCGGCGCAGCGTCTCCGAACCGTCGTTGGTGACGGTCCCGTCCGCCAGCGCCGTGGTGATCCGCTCGATCGCCCTGTCGAACCGCTGCTCGACGTTGGTGGGGAACTCCACCACCCGCTGCTCACCGAACGCCGCGGCCCACGCATCCAAGTAGTCCTGCCAGCGGTACGGGTCCGCGAACATCACCGCGACCCGGTACGCGCCGAACATGTCCCGCACCACCCGGTCGACCTCCGCGGTCGGGATCTTCCAGTCCGGGCCGGCGTCGTCCGGGCGCTCCCACACCCGCACCTGGAACACCCGCCGGTCCGACAGGCGCTCCGCGACCAGGGCCGTGGCGTCGCGTCTCTTGGATCCGTCGAACCCGAGCGCGACCGCGTCACCGGGCTTCAGTGGGTCGTCGTCGGGGCGGGACAGCAGGTCCCACCGCTCCGGTGGGCAGAACGCGGACTGCCCGATCACGATCTCGTTCAGGAAGAACCGGCGCCGGTCCGCTTCCAGGTGCGCGCTCGAGCGGACCTCATGCATGATCCGGCCGCGGATGTTCACCCAGCCGCCGCGCTCCCGCGCCGAGTCGCCGTACTGCCGCAGCAGCTCCCGGTACAGCTCCTCGTCGTCCTCGAGGACCTCGACCCGGCACGGCTCGATCGTGTCGACGTACACCCGCTCGTTGCCGGACTCCGCGGTGACCTGCGCCTCGCTGTTCTCGGTCGGGTCCCACGCGTTCGTGAGCTCCAGCCACCGGCCGTCCATCCCGGCGATGTTCCGCTTCACCGCGCCGGCGACCCGACGGAACCCGCCCTGCAGCGTGAACAGGTGCGACTCGGTGATCGTCGCCATCGTCATCGGGGCGCCGAGCCGAGCCCGCGCCGACGTGGTGACCGGCTCGACCTTCCCGCCGTTCGGCAGCATGCACCGCGTCAACCCCACGTCCAGGCCCGGCAGATCAATCAGCGTGCCGTTCTGCGCCATCGACACGAACGGCCGCCACGTGTTGTCCGTCTGCTCCTCGCTGGTGCCCAGGCACGCGATCAGCGGCGTCGGGTACGGCGCGCCGACCGGCTCACCGCCTGCGTCCCAGCCGTCGAAACGGGTCGGGCCCAGCGCCTCCGCCCACAAGATCGCCGCGCCGAACGGGTCCTTGCCCCACTTCTGCGACCGGCGCAGCTGCCCGCCGTAGTACGCCAGCGCGTCCTGCGCCGGCCACGGAGCCGCGTGCTCGAACAGCCGGTAGTAGTGCAGCAGGAACCGCCACATCTCGTCGGTGAGCTTGTACGGCTGGCCCTTCAGGTAGCCGTCCGGGACGACGCAGTGCGCCTCGATCCACTCACCGACCGCGTCCCCCAACGTGGGGAACGGACGGAACTCATCCGGCCCGCGCCAAGGCACCGGCTCAGACCGCCTTGATCCGCTTCCGCGCTGACGACGCCGACTGCCGCTTCTCGGTCACCTCGTCGGAGACGACCTCCCACAGCAGCATCCGCATCGCCTTCGGCGTCAGCCCGAGCTTGTCCTCCATCTGCCGGGCCTCCGCGCGGACGTTCGGGTTCGCGCCCGGCTCCTCAGCCTCGAGCAGCACCCGGCAGTACCGCGCCACCGTCCGCGTCCAGCCCATCCGCTCCCACGCCACAGCGTGCGGGGTGTGCCACAGCTCATCCCACGCTTCAGCTTCGGCGTCGCTGAACCCGTCCAGCGGCCACGGAGGAGGATCGCCCTGTCGTCCCTCAGCGGGGAGCTTCACCGGGCCGCCGCGGGCGTTGCGCCGCACCGGGTTCTGGCTGGGAGCTGGACCAGGCATGACCACCTCCAGCGCCTTCAGAATTTCTGCACGCCGGGTCCCTCAGAGGCCCGATCTCACGCTGTGTGACGGGGGCTGCTGACGTATGTGCAGGTCAGGGCGCTGCGGCCCCCGATCCCGTACGCACTGCGAGAAAGGTGGCGTCGGGGTCTCGGGCACCCCCTCTGACCTGCGACGATGCCCCGCCCCCCTGGGGCTGTCCCCCTACCCTCTGACCTGCGGAAACGCGCGGTCAGCCGGTGGAGGCTCCACGGGCGCTGTTGCA